GTACTTTGAATGCTGGCTCATTAGTTGATGGTGCTGGCGAAACAGATGATGTAACAGTTCCTGGTGTCGCCTTGGGTGACATGGTTCTTTGTGCATCTTTGGCTGTGGATTTGGTTGGTTTGACTGTCACTGGCTATGTCAGTGCTGCCAACACCGTCAAGTTTCGCATCCAAAACGAATCAGGTTCAACTGCGGACTTGGCATCAGCCACTATGGACATAATTATTGTTCGTATGGTGTGAGGATTGGGGGGCGAGTCCCCCCTTTCTTATTTAAGGGTTTTAATGGCTACTTTTCGTTGTCTTCAGTCTGGTAACACAGTGAGTTTTACCTTGCAACATGACATTGACTCAATGAAGGGTCATCAGGGTTATGTTCGTATTGATGAACAAGAAGTGTCTGACATTCCTGATGAAGTGAGGACAGATACTCCCTTCATGCCGCCAGTTGTACGGCGCATGGGTCGCCCAAGGAAAGTTGCAAATGTCTGATATAGACGCTAGAGATTTTGGAAGGCTGGAGGCTCAAGTTGAGGCTCTCCAGACAGAAGTTCATTCTTTGAGCAAAGATGTGAAGGCTTTGCTTGAGTTGGCAAACAAGAGTAAAGGTGGATTCTGGATGGGAATGACCATTGCATCCACTGTTGGCGGCGTACTTACCTATGTTGGTGAGAGGCTGTTCAAATGAAAGGCTTGCTCTCAGGGGTATCGTGCCCCATTGCAACTCAGGATATAACTGTTAACCTAAAAAACAGGAATAACGCATTCAAGAAGTTTGGTTATGGCCCACCCAACCCTGATGAAGCAAATGATGCTTTCTGGTTGAAAAAAGCCAAGATGTATAACGCTCCCACATCTACCATCAAAGGTATGCTGTGTGGAAATTGTGCCGCTTTCATTCAGACTCCCAAGATGATGGAGTGCATCAAATCTGGTCTGGAAAAGGATGAGAATGAGGGTGAGTTGTCCTATGACGAAAACTTTGTCAAGGCGGCTAATTTGGGATACTGTGATCTGTTTCAATTCACCTGTGCAGCGGCCCGTACTTGTGATGCCTGGAAGTCTGGTGGGCCAATAACCAAGGAAAAAGCATGATGTACGGCAAGCCAATGAAAGCAGAAAAGTCTCCTTCAAAGAAGAAAGGTGTTCCTGTCACCATCATGGTGGCTATTGGTAAACCTAAGATGCTCCCTAAAAAGGGTCAGCGTACTGCTACCAACATGATGAAGAAATCAACCAGAGGTAAATAATGGCATCGTTAACAACTCCCGTCACTCTATTGAGCGCAGTTACTGCAACTGGCGCATCTCAAGCAGTTCAGGCAGATGCTGGTCAACCTGCATTTCTGCAAGTTTCTGGTATCACCAGTGCAACTGTAGCCCTGCAAGGTAGCTTGGATGGCTCAAACTGGTCAACAATTGGCACTGCATTGACAGCTAATGGCATCATAACCATTGCAAATGCACCGACATATCTACGAGCCAACTGCACTGTTTATGTCACTGGAACGATTACAGCCAAGATTGTTTACTAAGGAATTGCCATGAAAATGACCAAGGCGGCTAAAAAGGTTGGCAAAGTCATGCGTGAGTACAAAGAGGGCACTCTGCATTCTGGGTCTAAAAAGGGGCCAGAAGTGACTTCCCGCAAGCAAGCTATTGCAATTGCCTTGTCTGAGGCTGGAATGGCAAAACCTAAGAAGAAGGCCAAGAAATGAAGCCTGGACTTTATTCCAACATCGCAGCAAAGCGTAAGCGCATAGCTGAAGGTTCTGGCGAGAAGATGCGTAAGGTAGGGGCCAAGGGTGCGCCTACTGCCGCTGACTTTAAACAAGCTGCAAAGACTGCAAAGAAGGTTAAAAAGGTGAAGTAGATGAAATCTCCTGTTTGGCAAACAAAAGCTGGTCAAAATCCAAAAGGCGGCTTGAATGCCAAGGGCAGATCATCTTATAATGCGGCAACTGGCGGGGACTTAAAACCTCCTGTCAAATCAGGGGACAATCCCCGTAGAGCAAGTTTCTTGGCTCGAATGGGCAACATGGATGGCCCTGAGTTCAAGAATGGTGAACCAACGAGACTGCTTCTTTCGCTAAAGGCATGGGGTGCAAACTCCAAGGCTGACGCAAAGGCAAAAGCTAAAGCTATATCCGCAAGGAACAAGGCAAAAGCGAAATGAGAGCATTATCAGTTGGTGTTAGTCCTACAGCGGCAGTAGACACAACAGTCTATACCTGTCCGACTGGCTATTACGCCAAATTTACCGTCATGTATATACACAACACAGGCGGCTCTACCAAGCATATAACTGTTCAGTGGTTTGACGCAAGTGCTAGTACAACCCTTGATATATTGACTGAATACAATTTCACATCAAAAACGTATTTGCAGTTTGATGGCAATGCCTACATTGTTTTTGAAGAAGGCGATAAGTTAAAAATAACTACTGAAGCAGGAAGCACATTTAGTTTTATAGCAACATTTGAAGAAGAAGGGTTGACTAGAGCATGACCTACCTTGAACTTGTAAACGATGTACTCGTAAGGTTGCGTGAGACAACAGTTTCTACTGTTTCCGAAACCTCTTATTCTTCCCTAATTGGCAAGTTTGTTAATGATGCCAAGCGTCAGATTGAAGATGCTTTTGCTTGGAATGTTTTAGGTCAAACTATTACAGTTACTACATCAGCATCCACACCAACTTATTCTTTGACAGGTGCTGGTCAAAAGTTTCAAGTGATGGATGTCATCAATACCACAAGCAATGTTGGACTCATAAACATCAGCTTTGTAGACATGAACCGCAAGCTAAACTTTACGCCACTTGTCAATTCAATACCCACAGAATTTGCTTTTGATGGTGTTGATGGTAGTTACGACACCAAGGTGAATCTATACCCAATACCAGATGGTGTTTACACAATCAAGTTTGCCTTGACAGTGCCACAAGCCACATTGTCATCAGATGCAACTGTTGTTTCTGTTGCTGACACTTTAGTGGCTCAGAATGCTTATGCTCGTGCTTTGATAGAGCGTGGTGAAGATGGTGGATTGACTTCATCTGAGGCATATCAGTTATATAAGGGAATGTTGTCTGACTACATTGCCTTGGAAGGCACTCGCTATCCTGAGAATCAGGAGTTTGTTGCGATATGAGTCAACAAATACAAACCTTTAGCATTTCAGCGCCAGCACTTTATGGGCTGAATACGCAAGATTCACCTCTTGATCTTGCTGCTGGATTTGCTTTGGTTGCGACAAATTGCATCATTGACCAATATGGTCGTATGGGTTCACGCAAAGGTTTTTCAAGGGTTAATTCCTCTAGTGGAAATTTAGGCGCTAATGACGTTAAGGTCATCCATGAGTTAATTCAAGCTGATGGCACTTTAACTGTATTGTTTGCTGGTAACAACAAGTTGTTTAAACTTGATGGGTCTAATGCTGTTGTAGAACTTACTTATGGTGGTGGTGGTACAGCACCAACCATAACCGCAAGTAATTGGCAAGCAGCATCTTTAAACAACATCACATACTTCTTTCAGTCTGGTCACAATCCTTTGATTTATGACCCTGCTGTTAGCACTACAACATTTCGTAGGGTGTCAGAAAAGACGGGTTATGTAGGCACTGTGCCTGATGCCAATATTGCGATCTCTGCTTTTGGTAGATTGTGGGTGGCAAACACTACAACTAACAACGCAACAGTTTCTTTCTCAGACCTAATTGCTGGTCATGTTTGGTCAACGGGCACATCAGGTTCATTAAATGTAGATCGTGTATGGGCTAATGGTGCTGATGAGATCACAGGTCTTGCCGCACACAATGGTTTCTTGTTTATCTTTGGCAAGCGTCAAATTCTGATTTATCAAAATGCCACTACACCAGCATCTATGTCATTGAGTGACACTGTTGAAGGTATTGGTTGCATTGCAAGGGACAGTATTCAGACTACCAGCACTGATGTGCTTTTCTTGTCTAACTCTGGTGTTCGTTCTTTGATGAGAACGATTCAAGAAAAGTCTTCACCTGAAAGAGACTTGTCTAAGAACATTCGTAATGACTTGATGACTGTAATTGCTGGTGAGACATTGGCAAACATCAAGTCTGTATATTCTGAGCGTGAAGCGTTTTACTTGTTGACGACCCCATCTATAGGTGCTGTATTTTGTTTTGATACCAAAGCATATTTGCCTGATGGTGCGGCAAGAGCAACGACTTGGGACTCTATAACACCAACGGCTTTTTTATCTAGGCGTGATGGTAGTTTGTACATAGGCAAGAATGGATATATTGGCTTGTATAGCGGTTATCAAGACTACCAATCTGCTTATCGTATGTTGTATTACACGAACCATGCAGACCTTGGTAATCAGAACCAAACTTCTATTTTGAAGAAGCTGTCTATTGTGGTTATTGGCGGCACAAACCAGACTGTTACCTTTAAATGGGGATTTGACTTTAAGACAAATTACTTGTCTGCTGATGATTTAATTCCAACGCAAGGCGAGTCATATTATGGTATTGCTGAGTATGGCGCTAATGCCACTGTAGTTGCTCAATACTCTGATGGTGTTGCATTGCAAACCTTAACTGTTTCGGCATCAGGAAGTGGTAAAGTTGTCCAAACAGGATATGAAACAGACATAAATGGGTCTGCTTTATCTATTCAAAAGATTGAAATTCAAGCCAAAAATGGCAAAGTAAGTTAAAGGAAGCATAATGTCCAATTACACAAAATCAACCAACTTTGCCACTAAAGATGCCTTGTCTTCTGGTAATGCTTTAAAGATTGTTAAAGGTACTGAGATTGATACTGAGTTCAATAATATTCAGACTGCAATAGCCACTAAGTCAGACTCTGCTAGTGGAACTCATACTGGTACGACAACCATTGCAAATGCAGTCATAGCAACTGCCACAATTTCAGCGGGAACCATTACTGGAATAACAGACATTGCTATTGCTGATGGTGGAACTGGTGCATCTACTGCCGCCAATGCTCGTACTAATCTTGGGTTGGTTATTGGGACAAATGTCCAGGCTTGGGATGCTGACCTAGATACTTGGGCTGGAAAAACTGCTCCATCTGGCACTGTAGTTGGCACAACTGACACACAGACACTGACAAACAAGACGCTGACAAGTCCTAGCATTGGTGGTACACCAGTTATGGGTGCAAGCGTGATTAGTTCTGCCTCTGCTCAAGTATCTAGCAGTGGAACAAGCATTGATTTCACTGGTATTCCATCTTGGGTAAAACGAGTCACTGTGATGCTTAGTGGCGTAAGCACCAATGGTGGATCAAATTTGTTAATTCAAATTGGTAGTGGCTCTGTTGACACAACAGGATATTTATCCACTTGCTTTGACTCTGTATCCTCAAGTTCAACTGCTGGATTTTTAATCTCTGCATCTACTGCTGCTGGGAATACAAGAAGTGGACATTTATTTCTTTGTTCGCTTGGAAGCAATATATTCACTTCATCTGGAGTAATTGGAAGAACTGACTCATCAACTGGTGGGTATCACTCTGGGAATAAAACGCTTTCAGGAACATTGGATCGTGTTCGTATAACTACAGCCAATGGTACAGATACCTTTGATGCTGGAACCATCAACATTTTGTACGAGTAAACATGATTCTTCATCACTTCACTGATGGTGTATATGCAAAGGAAACGCACATAGGTGCGGGTCAAATGCTGTTGCAACATAAACACAACTATTCCCATTTTGGTATTCTTGCCAAGGGTAAGGTTGTGGTTGTTCAAGAGGGTGATATTCAGATTTTTGAAGCACCTGCTTGTGTTGAGATAAAGGCTGGTGAGAATCATGGCGTTAAGGCCATCAGCGATGTAGTTTGGTATTGTGTTCATGCCACTGACGAGAAAGACCCGTCTAAAGTGGACTCTATTTTGATTGAAGGAGAATAATATGTCTTGGATAGCACCAGCAGTAATGGCGGGAGGAAGTTTACTTGGCGGCATTATGGGTGGCAATTCCGCCCGTGATGCGGCAAATGCCTCTGCACAAGCACAACTTGAGGCGGCACGAATTGCTGCTGAAGCGGCAAAGTTTCGCCCAGTTGGAGTAACCACTCGATTTGGAGCATCTCAGTTTGGATTTGATCCATCTGGCAATCTATCAAGTGCCCAATACACAATCTCACCAGAACTCAAAGCCTATCAAGATAGGTTGATGGCAATGGGTGGCGGTGCACTGTCTCAGGCAGAGATGGCACAACAGCAATATGCTCCACTTCAAGGTGCTGCACAAGGCTTGTTTGGGTTAGGTCAGCAATATCTTGCTCAATCTCCTGAACAGGTTGCTCAACAGTACATGGCTAGTCAGCAGGACTTGCTTGCTCCAGGCCGTGAGCGTCAAATGGCTCAATTACAAAACACTTTGTTCCAGCAAGGACGAGGTGGCTTGTCTGTTGGTGCTACTGGTATGCGTCCAGGTGGTGGTGCTGGCTTGGGTGCGGCATCTCCTGAGATGGAGGCATACTACAACGCATTGGCTCAACAAGATGCGGCATTGGCTGCTGGCGCACAGGCTGAAGGACAGAGGCAGGTTGCATTCGGTGCTGGATTATTTGGCACTGGTGCTAACTTGATGGGTCAGTATCAGCAAGGTCAAGTTGGCGCACTGGCTCCATTCCAGGCATATTTGAGTGGTACGCAAGGCATTGAAGGCTTGGGTCAATCAGCTTTGGAAATGGGATCGGCTTTGGGTGGAAGAGCCGCCGCTGCTGGTGCAAATGCTGGTTCTTTCTTGCAAAGAGGAGGTCAAGGTGCGGCACTGACTACTCAAGGCGGTCAATTCGATCCCTTTGCTTATGCCTTGCAAGGTCTTGGTCAGAATCAACAATTTGGTCAAGGGTTGGCAAATTGGATGGCAGGTGGCCCAGGTCAATATGAACGGCGAGCAGGTGTTAGTTTTGCGCAACCTAATGTTTACGGCTAAGGAATAATCATGGCAACAGATATTGTTCAGGGCTTGTTTGGCATGACCCCAGAGTCGTACCAGCAACAAAGAGATGCTGCGGCATTGCAACGGGCGGCTGTATTTGGGCAAATGGATCCAATGCAAGCGGCTCGTACATCTATCTACTATGGCGCTAACCAACTTGGCAATGTCGTAGGTGGAATGCTTGGCGCTGAAGACCCTCAGATGCGTCTGATTAGCCAGCGCAATGCCTTGGCAAAGCAGATTGACATGAATGACCCTGAGTCCATCATGCGAGGCGCACAGATAGCGGCACAGTCTGGTGACACAGCGGCAGCTACTGCCTTGGCTAACTATGCTCGTCAAGCGGCTGTTGATTTGTCTACGATTCAACAGAAAACTGCGGAGAAGATGACCACTGAACAACGCAATGCTTTGGCTTTTGCATCATCTGTTGGTCGCCCTGGCTCTCCTGAATTCAATAGAGCATATCAAGATAAATTGACTGAATTGACAAGCAAAGTAGATGCAACATCTCCAGAGATGAAAAACGCTGCGGCAATTGCTAGCGCTGAGTTTCCTGTTGGATCACCTCAATATACTGAAAAATATAGGTCAGAGTTACTGCGATTAACCACAAAAGAGCCAAAAGTTGGGAATGTAAAAGAAGTTGGCGTTGCAATGGGAAGCAGAGAGCCTGTTTACCTTGATGTAAATAATGACCAACAATACATTTACCAAAAAGGAGCAGATGGCAAACAGATGCGTGTTCCTTATTTTGGTGGTGTTGACAGAACAACGGCAACTACAAAAGTTCAAGTAGATGCTGGAGAAAATGAATTCATTAAAGAACTTGGCAAACTTGATGCAAAAGCCGTTGCAAGTTCAATGGAAACAAAAAATTCAGCTATTTCCGCTTTGAATTCATTAAACAGATTGAATCAACTTGACCAAAGTGCGTTAATTAGCGGTTCTTTTGCAAGTGGAAGAGTAGGAGCAACAAACTTGCTTAATACACTTGGTCTTACAAGTGCTAAAGATCAAGATGTGCTTGCAAAGTCTGAAAATTATCAAAAGACTGCTGGCGATGTAATTCTTGCTACTCTTGGTGGAAGGCTTGGATCAGGATTTTCAAATGCAGATCGTGAATTTATCCAAAGTCTTGTTCCTCAACTAGAGAACAGCCCACAAGCCCGTAAACAACTTATTGAGTTTATGGTTAAAAAGAATCAAGGAATTGTTAATGAAACAACAAGATTGGAAACCTATGCAAGAGAAAATAAAGGGCTTAAAGGATATGTCCCAACAATTCCAATTGTTAATTTAGGCGCAAATGCTCCAAAGCCCTTGTCAGAATTAAGCAATGAAGAATTGATGAATCAATTTAACAAATTGAAAGCCAAAAAACCATGAGCAGTCTACAAGATGTTGAAGCAGAAATGCAACGCAGAGGATTGACAACCTCTAGTCAATCTGTTTTTGATCCAGAAGAAGGTGGAGTTTCTGAGTTTAAAAAGTTTGGCGAATCTTTGCTTAAAGGTTCGGCTAAAGGCATTGTCAGTCTTGTTGGTGGATGGGGGAACCTGTATGACTACCTAAAAGGTAGCAAAGACCCAAATGCTTTTTCTAGCGCAGGAATTGCAAATGCCGTAAAAAATCTTACTGGCGTTAACATTCAATCAATTCAAGGCTATCGTGGTGCTTATGAGTTTGGAGAAGCTGGCGCTCCTGCTGCGGCATTAACTGCTGTTGGTGTGCCAGGATTGTTTGGCAGAGGAGCCAAGGGAACTCTTGGGGAATTTGGCACTGCTGGAACAACTGGAGTTCTTGCACAACAAGTTGCACCAGATAGTCCAACGGCTCAATTGGCCTTGCAAATGTCTCCTTATGTTGCCAAAGGTGGACTTACTGTTGCTGGTCAGCAAATGACAAAGCCAGCAGGCCTTTTCCCGCAAACAGCAGAAACAAGCGAGTTAACAAGAGTTGGAAGACTTACTCCTGGTGAACTTGGTTTAAGCAGAGAGCAATTGGCAACAGAAGCAAGAATTTCTGCTGAACCATCAACAGGCGCATTGCCATCTGAGTTCAAGAAGGCACAGGCTTATGATGTTGAGTCTTTTTTAACAAACTTGTTTAACAAAGCAAGCGACAAAACACTTAGCCCACCAGATGCTGTTCAAGCAGTTGTTTCTTCCTTTAACAACTATGGCAAATCGCTTTCTTCAAGATTGAGAAGTGATGCTGCAAAAGACTTCAGTGCCGCAAAAAGTGCTGGTGGATTGATTGATACAACGCCAGTTGTTTCAGTTATTCAATCTAAGTTGGGAGAAATACCAGTAGAAGTAAAAGCACTCGACCCAGTTAGAAATGCTTTACAAAAAATTATTGATGAGTATGCAATTCCAGCAACTCCATCAGTTACAACCCCATCGACAATTCTTGGGCCAACTGGCGCTCCAGCATCTGTAACAGTTACTCCTGCCATTCCTGCATCAAATTTAAAAATAAACATTGATCGATTGCAGAAAAATTTGTCTGCATGGGGTGAAGCGGCATATTCTGGAAAAGCAGATTTTGGCAAAGGAAACATCTTTGAGGGTGTTGCCCCTGGTCAAGCAAAAGGAATTGCAATATCAGTGTTAAACGGATTTAAAAATTCCCTTGATGAAGCAATTGATGCTGGAGTTCCTGGCGCAGATAAACTTGTTGATGCCCGTGATAAGTTTAGACAAAACATCCAAAAAATTGAGCAGTTTTCTGATAGACCATTGACAAAATCATTTGATGTTCAAAATGTTACTGACTTGGTTCCAGAGGCTGAACTTGCCAAGCTAAAAAAGATGCCTCCATCTCAGCAACAATTTCTTGTTGAAGTGATGCAAAACAGTCCCAATTCTCAAGTGAATGAAGTTTTAAACACAATTCGCAGGATGAATTTTGATGATGTTTTGTCTGTTGCACAAGCCAAAGGTGGGGCGATAAATGATCCAACATTTAATATAAACATTGCACTCAAAGAACTTGACAAAAAAAGCAGTGATTTTGCCAATCTATTTCCAAATGCAAAAGATGCTACTGATGCAAGACTTGCAATGAATTGGATGCGTAGAACACTTCAATCTGAATCTGCGGCTGGAGCACCTGGGATTGCTGCTGGCGATGCTTATGGCATTACTGGCGCTTTAGGTGGAAGTGCAAGAACAAGGCTCCAAGCAAGAGAAATCATCCCGTTAATTCGGGACATTATTGCAAGCCCAAAGGCATTTGCTGATGTTATCTATAACCCAGATTACAGAAAAGCAATGCTTGATTTGTCAAAGCCAAAAACAACCTTGGATAAGGCTATTGGGGCAACACAAACTCTTGCAAAAGCCTTGGCTGTTGGTGGCGTTCGTGCTGGCCCAATGCTTGAGACTGTTGGCCCAGAAATGCCTTCTACGGAACAAGAAACAGCACCTATCCCATCTCTCATGGAATACGAGGCTGAAATGAAAGCCCGTGGGCTAATGTAAGGGGCGCAAGATTGACCCTCTTACCCTTCTGGCAATGGCAAATGGCTGTGTCGCAGCTATTCGCAAAGGCTGTGAACTCTATAAAGAGGTCAAGGGAACTGTTGCCGCAGCCCAAAAGACTGTTAAAGAGGTCACGGCTA